GAAAGGAGGGGCAATATGGCACGGAGGTCAAGGTGCACGATAAGGTCAAGGCCCTGGAGCTGCTGGCCAAGCACCTGGGCATGTTCGACAGCAAGAACGGCGGCAGCGAGGCCCCAGAGAACAACATCTTTGAGGTCATTGACCAGAGCACCAGAGAGGAGATAGACACGGATGAAATACCAGAGATTGAGCACCCGGCAAAATCTGGCCATGACCTGGTGGAATAGGCCCGGCTTTGAGGTCTATGACGGCATCATCTGTGACGGCTCCATCCGCTCCGGCAAGACGGTGGCCATGACGGTGGGCTTTATCATGTGGGCCATGACCCGCTTTGACGGCTGCAACTTTGCCATCTGCGGCAAGACCATTGAGAGCCTGCGCCGCAATGTGACAAGCAACCTGCCCGTCTGGCTGGCGGGCGTTTTCTCTTTCAAGGAACACCGCACTGAAAACAAAATCGTGGTGAGCGCCAACGGCAAGAGCAACAGCTTTTACCTGTTCGGCGGCAAGGACGAAAGCAGCGCCGCACTCATCCAGGGCATCACACTGGCAGGCATCCTGCTGGATGAGGTGGCCCTGATGCCGGAGAGCTTTGTCAACCAGGCCACGGCCCGCTGTTCCGTTGAGGGGGCCAAGCTGTGGTTTAACTGCAACCCGGAGGGCCCCAGCCATTGGTTTTATACCAAGTGGGTGCTGGAGGCCAGCAAGCGGAAAATGCTGCACCTGCATTTCACCATGGATGACAACCTCAGCCTCTCCGCCGCAGTCAAGGCAAGGTATGAGAGCCTTTACTCCGGCGTTTTCTATGATCGCTTTATACGGGGCCTGTGGGTGGTGGCGGAGGGGCTCATCTACACGATGTTCAACAAGGACTTTCATGTGGTGCCCAGCGTCCCCAGGCCCTATGAAAAGTACATGATGTCCTGCGACTATGGCACCATCAACCCCACCAGCATTGGCCTCTGGGGCAAGGCTGGTGGCAAGTGGTACAGGATGAGGGAGTATTACTATGACAGCCGCAAGGAGGGCCGCCAGCGCACCGATGAGGAGCACTACACGGAGCTGGAGCGTCTGGCTGATGGCCTGCATGTGTCCGCCATCATTGTGGACCCATCGGCGGCCTCTTTCATTGAGGTCATCCGCCGCCATGACCGCTACCGTGTAGAAAAGGCCTCCAACTCCGTGCTGGACGGCATCCGCAATGTGGCCACCCGGCTCCAGAGCGGTGACATCTTTTTCTGTGACTGCTGCACGGACTGCATCCGTGAGTTTGGGATGTATCGCTGGGATGAAAAAGCCCAGATGGACCGTCCCATCAAAGAAAATGACCATAGCATGGACGATGTGCGCTACTTCGTGCACCGTGTCTATGCGCCTGATCTGATTAGCTTTAAGTGAGGTTTTACTGTGCGAGTTTCTGTGTTGGGTGTGCAATATGCTGTGGAATATCGGACAAGGGCCCAAGACCCTGAGCTTGAGGCAGCAGATTGTGACGGCTACTGTGACACCAGCATCAAGTTATGCGTGGCCCGTAAATATACGGCGGCAGAGCAAAAGGAGCCCGGCAGCAAGAAATGCCTGGATGACTACATGCGTAAGTGCATGAGGCATGAACTGGTCCACGCTTTTCTTTATGAGAGCGGCCTGAGCATCAATAGCCTCTCATCGTCTGGCTGGGCCTCTAATGAGGAAATGACGGACTGGATGGCTATACAAGGGCCGAAACTTTATGATGCTTGGAAACAGGCAAAATGTTTGTGAGGTGAGAAACCAATGGTGACACTCAATCTGAGGGATGATTGCAATGGCCGTGTGGCCACCAATTTCAAACGGGGCATGACGGACAAGCGCTTTCTGGAGCTTGAAATCACCGCATGGCTCACCAGCCCGGAGCGCAAAAAGCAGCTTGAGGGTGAGGCCTACTATGACGGCTACCAGGATGTGACCCACCGGGAACGCCTGGCGCTGGATGAGGATGGCAAGCCCATTGTGCTCAAGAACTTGCCCAACAACCGGCTGGTCAACAACCTCTATTCCAAGATGGTGGACCAAAAGACCAACTACTCCTTTGGCCGTCCGCTGTCCTTTGACACCGAAAACAAGGAGTATGCCAAGGCCCTGGGGGCTCTGTTCGGGGCCCGTTTTCTGCGTACCATGCACAATGTTGGTGAGGGCGCATGGATTGGTGGAAAGTCCTGGCTCTATCCCTACTACGAAAACGGGGAGCTGGCTTTCCGGCGCTTTCCTGCTGATGAGGTCCTGCCATTCTGGGCGGACGCTGACCACACCGTCCTGGACGCTGCTGTCCATGTCTATGTGGTGCAGGAATACGATGAGGCCGAACATGCCAAGGATGTTGTCAAGGTTGAGGTCATGCACGGCGGAGGTGTGGACTGTTTCATCCGCACGGATGACGGTGTGCTGGAGCCGGACAGCTTTGCCTACTCCGGCCCCTATATCATCACACGGCAGGACGATGAAACCGGCAAAGTGGAGGGCTACAACTGGGAGCGCATCCCGTTGGTGTGCTTTAAGAGCTCCCACCATGAAATCCCACTCCTCTCCAAGGTCAAGTGCCTCCAGGATGCCTACAACAACATCCTGAGCAACTTTGCCAACCAGATGGAGGAGGACATCCACACCACCATCCTGGTCATCAAGAACTATGATGGTGAGGACCTGGGCACATTCCGCCGCAACCTGGCCACCTATGGTGCCATCAAGGTGCGGTCCTATGAGGGGGCTGAGGGCGGCGTGGACACTTTGGAAATCTCCGTCAACGCTGAAAACTACAAGACCCTGCTGGCCCTGCTCAAGGATGCCATCATTGAGAACGCCAGAGGTTATGATGCCAAAGATGACCGCATGAGCGGTGACCCAAACCAAATGAACATTCAGAGTATGTACTCTGACATTGACCTGGATGCCAATGGCATTGAAATGGAGTTTCAGGCCAGCATGGAGGAGCTGCTTTGGTTTATCAACAAGCACCTGGCCAACACCGGCGGCAGGAGCTTTGAGGGCGAGGATGTCACAGTCATCTTTGACCGGGATGTGCTCATCAACGAAACGGAGGCCATCAACAACTGCAAGAACTCCGTGGGCATCCTCTCTGATGAAACCATCGTCAAGATGCACCCCTGGGTCACTGACCCGGAGCAGGAGCTCCAGCGCATCAAGGATGAGAAAGAGGAGGCCATGCAGGCTGACCCCTACCAGGCCGCTTTTCTGGCCAACCGCAACCAGCCGCCGGTAAACAATGAGGGTGGTGGCGATGGCAAGACAGACTAACGCCGCCTACTGGGCCCAGCGCATGAAAAACATGGAGGATGCGCTGCTGGACCAGTCCTACTCCTATGTGGAAAACCTTGAAAAGCAGTTTGCCGCCGCCCAAGCTGAGATTGAGCGGCAGATGGCCCGCTGGTATCAGCGCTTTGCCACTAACAATGAGATTGACCTGGCAGAGGCCAAGCGGCTGCTCAATTCCAAGGAGCTCAAGGAGTTTCACTGGACCGTGGCTGAGTACATCGCCTATGGTGAGCAAAACGCCATTGATGGTGCCTGGATGAAACAGCTTGAGAACGCCAGCGCCAGGGTGCACATCTCCCGGCTGGAGGCTCTAAAGCTCCAGCTCCAGCAGCAGGCAGAGGTCCTATACTCTAACCAACTGGACTATGTGGATGCCGCCGCCCGCAAGATGTATGAGGGCAGCTACTACCACACGGCCTTTGAACTGCAAAAGGGGCTGGGCGTGGGCTGGACCATGCAGGCCATCAATGAGGAAACCATCACCAAGGTGCTCTCCCGCCCCTGGACCACGGACAACCAGACTTTCCGTGATCGGTGCTGGACAAACAAGCAGAGCCTTGTGAACAGCGTCAACACCCAGCTCACGCAAATGGTCATCCGGGGTGAGGCCCCGGACCGTGCCATTTCTGCCATCTCCAAGCAGTTTGATGTGTCCAGGGCAAAGGCTGGCCGCCTGGTGATGACGGAAAGCGCCTATTTCTCCAGCGCCGGGCAAAAGGATTGCTACAAGGCCCTGGATGTGGAGCGCTATGAGGTCATTGCATCCCGTGACCATAAAGTATGCAGCTTTTGTGCAGACATGGACAGCAAGGTTTTCAAAATGTCTGACTACCAGGTGGGGCTCACCGCTCCACCGTTTCACCCGTGGTGCCGGTGTTGTACCATCCCCTATGAGGATGATGTGGCGGAGCTGCTAAAGCGCCGCACCAGCGGCACCAACCCATTGCCGGGCGATATGTCATATAAGCAGTGGAAAGAGTGGCAGGACGGCCTTGACAAGGCCCAGAGGGCCCAAAAAATTGCAGATGCCACACCTCTTTTTGAAAAAATGCAAAAAAGTGGCCTGCTACGGTTGCCACCGCTTGACGAGTTTGCCGAAATGCGTTATAGTAACTCTCCTACCTACAAGAAACTGGTGGCAAGGTTTGAAAACCTCACCAGCCAGCGAAAGTGGGCGGCGGTGGAGTTTAACCCGGAAACCCTTGCGGACCACTTCAAGCGCCACGGCTCTGATCTGGGAGCTGATGCACAAGCCTATGCGGCTAC